CATCCTTGCCGTCAGCGCCGTCTCTGCCGTCGATTCCGTCTTTTCCGTTTATACCGTCCTTGCCGTCAGCGCCGTCTCTGCCGTCGAGTCCTTTCAAAACCGAAAGATCGTACAGGTTCAGCCATATTTCATCGCCGACATAGCGCCACTGCAGGGTGTTTTCGCTTACACGGAATTCCGGTGTCTTTCCGTCAGTGCCGTCTGCGCCTTTCTGCCCGGCGGGGCCTGTGATATCGGCTATCGCCACAAGGTTCTGCCACTCGTCGCCCTCATAGCGCCACTGTATGTAGGATTCAGCTCGCTGCACCTCTATGTTTTTGGCGTTGATACCGTCTTTGCCGTTGGCTCCGTCTTTACCGTCAACGCCGTTAATGCCGTCTTTTCCGTTTGTACCGTTTATTCCGTTTTTACCGTCGGCACCGTTAGAGCCGTCTTTACCGTCTGTGCCGTCCTTGCCGTTTTCTCCGGCAGCACCCTGCAGCTCGGTAAGCGCCACAAGGTCGTGCCAATCGGTTTCATCGCTGTATTTCCACTGGATCGCCGTGCCGTTGTTCCGCACCTCCGGCAGTGCGGTGTTGGTTTTTGCCGCCTTGCTCCATCCTGCGGCAAGCACGCTGCAAAGCACCAATAGAGCCCCGCAAAGCGCCAAAAGTGTACCTGTGAGTAGTTTTTTCCCTGTTTTCATCTTCTTTCCTCCCTTCGGAATTGTTATTACGGCGGAGTTTTGCACCGCTGCCCGCGCCGTAAATGAGCGGCGGCTGACCGGCTTATGCTTGGTTTGCTTTGTACTTATCCACAAACAGGGCAACTCCCTGCTTTAAGACCTCCATCTGGGTTTTCAGATAATACTCATCCTCAAACATGGCATAGTGCACACAGGCGCGGACGAAGATAAAGATCAGCGGCGTGATGACCGTGTACGGAATACCTATCTTCGGCTCCAGCCGCTTGGCATACTCGGTATAGCGCTCGTTCACGCCCTCGAAGAATTTCTTGCCGTGCTCGATATACTTCGGATGCGTATAGATCTGATACATCAGCCGATATTTCTTACCGTGCTTTTTGGCCGTCCAGTAGGGAACCTCCTTCACAAACCGGACAACATCCTTGGGGTCGGTGGGCGCCATCTCCATAAAATCGTCCTCGACCTTTTCCATGCAGTATGCCGTTGATTCGATAATCAGTTCGTCGAGGTTTTTAAAATACGAATAAAGATTTGCCTTTGTGCATCCGCACGCATCAGCAAGCGCTTTGATCCCGGTGCCCGTCAGCCCGTTTTCAGCATAACATTCAAAGCACTTTTCCATCATTTCGCGTTTGCGCGCGTTGTGCTGTTGCTCAGTTGTTTTCATGTTGCTTCGCCCCTTTATAAGTACCGACCGTTCGGTTACGATTAGTATAGCATAGAATTGTGATCATTTCAAGAGTGGCTCGCGAAAAGATGCAAAAAAGCGGGACAGCCACTATAATTTGACTGTCCCGCCGTCCGTTATTTCACGGAGCGCTTTTTCTTTTTGCCTACAACCGTAGTGTCGATCACAAAACCGCCGCTGATGAATAGCAATGCAATCCACAGAGCCGGATTCCCTGTATCGCCGGTCTCCGGAGAATTTGCTTCCTCCGCAAGCGCCTTGATCTTCTCAGCCAGCGCATCGAGTTTGCCCAGAGCATCCTTGCCGAGCATAGCTTTCTCGTTCTCGGTAAGCCCGTCAACGATCACCTTCACTCGGTCGAGCGCACTCTTGTCGCTGAGCTTGGCATCATCCGCAGAGGGCAGCTTGTTGATTTCCTCCGCCACCTTTTCGGCGTTGCCGATGGCAGCCAGCGCCGCTTTCACGGCTTCAAGCTTCTCTCCAAGGTTCTTGCTTTCTCCTTCGGTATAGTTGCCGCCGAAGTTACGCAGAGCGCCCTCCAAAGCCTTTTCCGCCTTTTCAAGAGGTTCCTTGTCCCGGAGCTTTACATTGTCCTGAGCATGGACACCGGAGACACCAGCACTTTCGTGCCTGCCATAGCGATGACGGACGCTGCGGATGCCGCAATGCCGTCGATCTTGACCGTCACATCACCCTTGTAGTCCATGAGCATATTGTAGATTTGAGCCGCCGCCACGCAGTCACCGCCAGGGCTGTTGATCCAGACAGTGATGTCACCGGAGCCCGCCATCAATTCGTCCTTGAAAAGCTGCGGCGTGACGTCATCGTCAAACCAACTTTCCTCGGCGATGGTCCCGTTCAGAAACAGCGTCCTCTCCTGAACCTGCTCCTGTGCCTCCTGATTGGTCACCGTTCGGGTCTTCCAATTCCAGAATTTCTTCATCGGATTTTTCCTCCTTTCCGTCATCGGTAGGTGTATTTGCAAAAGCCCCGGCATTTTTCAGCGGGAGCATATTGCCGTTAATGAGGTACAAATCGCCGCCATCCTCTGCCGGGATACGGTCGAGTTTTTCCAACTCTCGGATGTCGTTGGCGGACATCCAGCCGTTCTGCCACCCGATGGCGTACCCGTTCATGTGGCTCTGATAGTCGCCGCGAAGCAGACCTTCCACATTGAATTTTGCAAAGTACTTCTTCTTCTCCTCGGAGTTCAGCAGGGAGCGTTGAATGGACTGCTCCCAACGGATGACCCAGGGGTCGAGGGTGTATTTTACAAACTCAAGGGACTGCTGCTCAATATTAGAAAAGCTCGACTTTTCCAGATTGCCGACCATGTGGGGAGGGACTCGGAAAATTCGAGCAATTTCATTGATTTGGAATTTGCGTGTTTCCAGGAACTGTGCCTGCTCCGGCGAGATGCCGATGGGCGTGTATTTCATGCCTTCTTCCAGTACGGCGATCTTATTGGCGTTGCCGCTGCCGCCGAAGGTGGACTGCCAGCTTTCCCGCACACGCTGCGGGTCTTTGATCGTACCGGGGTGTTCCAACACACCGCCCGGTGCAGCACCATTGGCGAAGAACTTTGCACCATACTCCTCACAGGCAATAGCCATGCCGATAGCGTTCTTTGCCATAGCGATGGGGCTGTAGCCAACCAAGCCATCGAAGCCGAGTTCGGGGATATCCAGCTTGCGGTCGTGTATCTGAAACACATGCTGTAGCATTGCATCTGCCACAGCCTGAACGCTGTCCGCCAGTGAGCGAAGATCCTCGACCACATCGAGCAGGAGCTTGACCTTACTCATGTACACCACCTCCCATCGGAACTTCGGTGATGGCAATGGACTCGACAGTGTTGCCGGGAACCACGACCATTACCTTCTGCTTGGGCCCCAGAAGCAGGGTGAAGAGCTTTTCGCGGATGCTGACCGTTCTGCAAGCGACTACACCGCCGTTTCTGGGCTTGTCTGAAACACGGATATTCAAGTTGTGCCTCATACGGGGTTACCGTCCTTTCCGGAGGGCTTGTATTTTGTTGCCTTCCGGTGTACCCAGAAAAATCGGGGATTCGTCAGGGTGTCTGGCGGAAAATTTTCAAAAACTTTTTTCTGCCTGCCTCGATGGACTCGGAAGCAGACTGAAAGCTGGCCTCTTCGATGGCAGCGATTTCCCGCAGGGTCTTGCCGTTTGCGTACAGTCGAAGCCGGCGCTGCTGGGTGGCAGTCAAATGCGAGAAGGCTTCTCGGATACGAGCGGTCTGTTCTGCCGAATCATCCTCTACGGCGTATTCGTCGCGAGCACCCTCCTCACCCTCGTAGTCGATGGCGTCGTAGGAGTAGCAATGGTAGCGATGGCGTTCGTCCTGCGCGTGCTCCGCCTTACGGCTGTCGATAATGACGGCACCGATTTCGTCAGAAACCTCGACCTCCGTCACTGTTCCGTCCAAGAATGCGTATTTGATTTTCATATGTAGCTCCTTTCAGATCCGATGAATCCGTCCAGAGCCGCAAAATCCGCTGGAAACAGAAAAGACGGCAGGGTGAGACCTGCTTCTCCCATAAGAGAGAACTCAGATCCCGCACTGCCGTCTTGCGTTCTGGCGGATCGTTGTTAGTGATTGTTGGATTATGATGCTTTGATGGACTTTTCGTAGGTGACCTTAAGATTGCCGTCCGTGTCGGCGGTAATCTTGGTTATGCAGTCTCCACGGCGGATGTAGGCACTCTTTCCATCATCGCTGATATCGCATACTCGCTTTCGGTTTAGATCCTTGACTTGGGTCATAGACAAATACCTCCTTTCGTGAAAAATAAAATAGCCGACACAAACATCCACGGATATGGTATCCGTAAGATGCTCGTGTCGGCCAAACTCACACTGGTTTCGCTCGTCTTGAGCCTATTAAATTACTAGGTGGAAGCGGCTCCCTCTAAATGAGGAACCTGCTTTGTTTTAGGATGGGAGTCTGCTTCCATTACCACCATCGAAATCAGATGATCAAGGGATAGCTCCTCGTATTCGTTTCCTTTCGGCTTCTTAATCCGAATGCTGTAGTGCCCGTCTGGATTTTTAACGGGCTCCCCGATAGGAATTTTGTGAACGGGGGTTTTGATGAGGTGAGGCTTGGAAACAATGTTTTCTTCCATATATAGGTACCTCCGATTACTTCAGTCCAGACTTCAGATAGCTGGTGATGACTGCTTTGGCCCCCGACGACATTCTTGTATCGTATTCACGATCCTTGAGCAACTTATACAATCTGCCTGCAGGACTGTCCAGATGGGAGAAGGGGTCATCAGCTGTCGTAAACATGCGAGTAAAATAGTAGGACCCATATTTGGGGTCGTTTTCATCATCGATAGAGTGTCGGAAGATGAATTCATAGTGCATGGCTTGCTCACCCGAACTTTCAAGGTAAAACGGAACGATTAGTACTTCCGCCTCAAGAGCAATATTCTCGCAGGCGAAGATATCATCCGCAAGCACGAAACGAGCATCTCGGTTCAAATACATAGAGTGATAGTACAGCTTGTCCTTTTCGTAAGTGACAAGACCAGATCCAGAGAAGCTATCATCGAGTGCTGCTATGACTCCGCCATTGCACTGCCATTCAACAAGACCAGACTCAGTATCTCGGTAGACTTTTTCAAGGAATTTGGCTGCAAGATCAGAATTGGAATCTGGAATCTGCAGATTCGTTTCCAGTAGGTGTCTGATGTCAACTTCAAACAAACGAGCGATTTTCCATACGACATCGATGCTTAGCTTTTTTGCAGAATTCTCCTTGGCTGTCCTGGAAATATAACCTGCACTTAGACCAAGCATATTTTCAATTTCTCCGATGCGCAGGCTATTTTTTTTAGCAAGAAAAGCAATGTTGCTGATAAGGTAGCGGTTGTCAAAATTTCCGATGGAATCAAAGTATTCCTGGATGAAATCGTTCTGCTCGTCCATAAGTGTACAAAGTCCGCCAGAATCTTCGTCATGCATAAGGCTACTTATGGCGGTTTGGATTACCTCCCTAACATGGAGCGCTTGCATTAATTCCTCAAAATTCTCAGGTTCAACAACCTCATATGTTTCACCGAGCACTTCGAATTTTCCTTCCATGTGTTCATCAAATTGACGTGACATATCTTTCCTCCTCGAGTTGGTACTATAATTATAATTGTTGAACCGCTGATT